AGCCGATATGACGGCATCATCTGCGACGGCGCGGTGCGCAGCGGCAAGACCTTGTGCATGGCAATCTCCTTTTTTGCGTGGAGTATGAGCTGCTTTAATGGGCAAAGCTTTGCACTGTGCGGCAAGACCATCTCCGGTGTGCGCAGGAACCTTTTATCGGCAGTGCGGGGGACACTGGAGGAGATGGGGTTTGCATACAGCGAGAAGGTGAGCAAAAATTATGTGGAGCTGCGCTGCGGGCGGGTGTACAACCGGTATTATCTGTTTTCGGGAAAGGATGCCGCAAGCGCTTCGTTGATCCAGGGGATGACCCTTGCCGGTGTGCTGTTTGACGAGGTTGCCTTGCAGAATCGGGAGTTTGTGGAGCAGGCGGTGGCGCGATGCTCGGTGGAGGGGAGCCGATTCTGGTTCAACTGCAACCCGGAGAATCCGGGGCACTGGTTCTATCGGGAATGGCTCCAAAGGCGGGAACAGAAGAAGCTGTATTATCTGCACTTTCTGATGGAGGACAACCCATCCCTTTCCAAGCGGGTGAGGAAGCGGTATGAACTGCTGTACAGCGGGAGTTTTTACCGCAGGTTTATCCAAGGAGAATGGGTGGATGTACAGGGATTGGTGTATCCGATGTTTTCTTTGGAGCGTCATGTAATACAGCAGACGCCGGATTGTGAGCGATTTTGTGTGTCCTGCGACTATGGAACGGTGAATCCCTGCTCGATGGGACTGTGGGGAGAGCGGGAAGGCAGGTGGTACCGCCTGGCGGAATATTATTACGACGCGCGCAGAGAGGGAGCGTGCAGGACCGACGAGGAGCATTATGAACAGCTGGAAAGACTGTGTGGTCAGAGGAAAATCGAGCGGGTCATTGTGGACCCGAGTGCAGCCAGCTTTATTGCGTGCATCCGTCGGCACGGGAAATATTGGGTGGAACCGGCAAAGAACGGGGTGCTGGAGGGCATCCAGCTGACAGCAGCGATGCTCAATGAGGGAAGGATACAGTTTTGCAGTGGGTGTGCCGACAGCATCCGGGAATTTGGACTGTATCGCTGGAGCGAGGAGCAGGGAAGGGAATTCCCGGTGAAGGAAAACGATCATGCGATGGATGACATCCGATATTTTGTGATGGGACAGTTCGGGGCAAGAAGGGAGGGCTTTTTTGCGTTGTCACAACAAAGAAATGAAAGCAAGAGGAGGTAGAGAGGATGTCCTGGGGATTGGGTAGGAAAGAAAAGAGGAAGAAGGATTGTCCACCGGTGCAGTTTTGTGCGCAGAGCGTGGCATCGGGGTTATCGGAAAGCCGGATGGCGCAGGGACTGGGCAGCGAGGCGCAGCGCAGGCTGTTTGAGCAGATTCGGCAGGCGGTGCCGCTGGTGGATGCAGCCATCGGGAAAATCATTCGGCTGGTGGGGGATTTTGAGCTGGAATGCTCCAACCGGCAGGCGCAGGAGGAGCTGAGGCGATGGTGCAGTCAGGTGCCGGTGGGCGCAGGCGGCAGCGGGCTGCGGCAGTTTCTGCACAGCTATCTGGACGACCTGCTGACCTATGGCAATGCGGTGGGGGAGATGGTGCCCTTCTGTGAAGGGGAGGGAATCGCGGCGCTGTACAATGTGCCGCTGGAAAACATCCTGATTCGGCAGGGAGAGAATCCGCTGGATGTGAAGCTGTTTGCCAACAGCCGGATGGGAGAGGCGATGGAGCTTGCCCATCCCGAGAGGGTGCTGTACACGGCGCTGAACCCAAAGGCGGGGAGCGTGCAGGGCAGGTCGCTGCTGGAGGGACTGCCATTTGTTTCCTCGGTGCTGCTGAACATCTATCAGGCAATCGGGCAGAACTTTGAGCGGATGGGGAACCTTCGTTTTGCGGTGACCTACAAGCCGCAGGGTGGTGTGGACGGAGCGTATGCCAGAGAGATTGCGCAGCAGATGGCAAGCCAGTGGGCGGACACCATGCGGGAGAGCGGTCAGGTCAAGGATTTTGTAGCGGTGGGCGATGTGGACATCAAGGTCATCGGTGCGGACAATCAGGCGCTGGACACGCAGGTGCCGGTGCGGCAGATGCTCGAGCAGATCGTTGCAAAGCTGGGACTGCCGCCGTTTATTCTGGGACTGAGCTGGTCCACCACCGAGCGGATGAGCCAGCAGCAGGCGGAAATTCTGGCAAGCGAGCTGGAAAGCTACCGTGCGCTGCTGACACCGGTGATTTTGCGCATTTGCAGGTATCATCTGGAGCAGATGGGACTGGGCGGAAAGGTGCAGGTGCAGTGGAAACACATCAGCATTGCCGACGAGGTGGAGCAGGCAAGAGCCAAGCTGCTGGATATGCAGGCAAAAGAGATTGAGGCAAAAATCAACCAAAGGGACAGACAGCAGAAGGGGGAGCAAGATGAAGTGTGAAAAGAAAGGGAACCTGGTCAATCGTCAGGTGACGGTCGGGCAGGAGGATTTGGAGCAGATCAACCGTCTGACCAGAAGGGAATTTAGTCAGGAGGAGCTGTACTGCTTTCGGGTGGTGCTGTGCGACAATGACGTGGACCGACAGATGGAACGGTTTGACGAGGAGACGCTGGAACAGCTGGCGAGGATGTTTGTGGGGAAAACGGGAATCTGTGACCATCAGGCAAAGGCAGCCAACCAGCTGGCAAGAATCTATCAGGCGCAGGTGGAGTATTTCCCGGGAAAAACCAATCTGCTGGGAGAACCCTACTGTGCGGTGGTGGCAAAGGCGTACATGGTGCGCACCGAGTCCAACCGAGATTTGATTCTGGAAATCGAGGCGGGAATCAAGAAGGAGGTCAGCGTGGGATGCAGTGTCAGGGAAAGCAGATGTTCCATCTGTCAGAGCGAGCGGACGTTGCAGGATTGCGGACATCGAAAGGGGGAATGGTATGAAGGAAGGCTGTGCCA